ATCGCATCCTGGAGGCTGCCCTCGATCGCTGTCAACGCCTGGCACAAGCAAGTGGCAATGCCATCCTGTTCAATGCCGCGGCGGAAATCGCCGCTGAGACAGGCTACCGTCGTACCGTGAGGCAAGCAGGTCGTATCCCGCGTCGAGAAGGTGGGTTCATCGTCGAGTTTGGGCCGAACGTGTAACCGACCATCCGGCGCGCGGGTTTTCCGACGCCGCAGGTTGAAGTCGATTTCCCCACGGTTAAGTCTGAAGGCATTTTGCGTCACGGTTAAGGAATCAACGCCGACCGGCTCCGCAATCTGCCCCGGCTGGCGTCACTGACCCACTGCCCCGACATCTGCCATCCTCGGCACGTCCGTCACGGTTCTCATCTGTAGCGCGACCAGTGCGCGCAGTATCCCTGGCGAACCTGGTTGTCACGTCAGAATCGGTGCGCATGGAAGCACAACGCAGGAATGCCGCGACCATGCCGGCCGTCACGACCGCCGGCAATGGAGCGGCCGGGTAGACCGCCGGCGCAAGTGAAAGCATCGCGAGCAGAATGAGCGCAATCAGCCAATTCAGCATGGTAGGCCCCCATTGGCGCGAGGGGACCGCCAGACAACTGCCGACTTGCCGGGAAGAGGGAGAAGAATGACGCCGGGGTATTGGCTTCTCAGCCGGATGTGATGCTCGAAAAGCTCAGACTTCAACTGTCATGTCCTGTTTCACGGCGTTTATGCCGCGCTCCAACAGCAGGAATGAAAGTGTTGCTTCCACCGCCATTATACATGGAAGCCGTGAAAATGAAAAGGAGAATTATCATTTGACTTTCACGGCTTCTGTGCTATTCTTTATTATAGACGGCAAGCAACAGGAGCGACAACCATGAGCACCGGAATCGACGTGGCCCTTTGCAAGGGCTTCAATAAACTGACCGCCCATGACATGGCCACAAAATGCCGCGTCATGCTGGAGGCCCGCCCGACGTGCGAATTCACCGCCCTGGAGCCGGGCAAGACATATTGCTACAAGCCGTCCTACGGCAACCGATTCGAGCTGTTGACCGTCGGGGAAGTGACGCCAAAGCGCACGCAAGCCGTTGCCAGTGTAGACGGCCGCGAACCCCGGCGCATCTACAAGGGCTCCTACACGGGCACCTTTGCCGAGTTGGACGCCGATCTGGTGGCGCTGGCCGGTATCACTCACGAAAGCATCGTCAAGGCCGCCGTCGATGCCGGCCTTGACGTGCCGCCGACTGTCCGCCGCGAATATCCCGGCCTATTCGTCGAAATCCCGGAACGGTTTGCCAACGGCCGTTTTTCCGCCGTGGAGCGGGTCAAGCAGGCCCTCCTGCCGGCCCCTTTCCAGCGCGAACCCGTGAGCGTTTCCGACATAGACAAGTTCATTGAGCACGCCCACTACCTCATTGCCACGGCCCGTTGCGAGCGGACCCGCCGGGCCGCCCTGAACCCCGACATGGGGCAGGATTACGACCGCATGTATAGCGACCACATGAGCGACATTGACTTCTACCGCTGGTTGCGCCGGCTGGTAGACGTGGGCGGGGTGTTCCACATCCCGGCCAATGGAAAGCTGCCGAGCATTGCCACGGGCCGGCGTGGCACAACGCCGAAATCTACGGCAGGAACGTTTTGATCCGCCAAATACTTTCATATCTCTTGTGTCATTGTTTATGTGGCAGGAAGCCGAAAGCTGGACCTTGAGCACGCAACTATGAGGAGCAACACATGAGCAAGCGCATCCGAACCGTTCACCCGGCCGATATGGTCGCCCATCTGTGGGCGCACAAATCGCAAGACTTCGCCCGCAACCCCGGCCACAACCTCTATTTCCACGGGGACACGATCTACAGCTACGGTTCCCATTTCCCCATCGCCCGGCACATCACCCGCAAGGGGCAGAGCGCGGTGCTCTTCACCACCAAGAGCTACAGCGCCACTACAGCCGGCCACAAGTGCATGGTCGAAGGGGCGTGCCGACATTTGACCGTGTTTCACGTTGCCGATGTGAACGGCACGGAACCCCGCAAGCAATTCGCCGGGTATCGGGCGGAGTACATGGCCCTGGTCGGCAAGTACGCCAAGTCGCGGCAGCGCAAGCCCGAGATTCTGGCGGACCTACGCCGCCTGGTGGAAGAGGCAAACACCTTTGCCGCCTTCTTCGCTTTGCGGCCGCGCTTGATTCTGCCTGATGATCTGACCGGAATGATTGCCGAGTGCATGGCAATCGAGAAGAGGGAGCACCAGCGGAAGCAACGGGAAGAGGCCAAGCGTCAGAGGGAAGCGGCTGAGCGGCTTCAGAAGTGGGTGGACGGGGAAACCGACTACTGCCCGAACGGATACGGCCAGCCGATCCGACTTCGCGTCAAAGGGGATGAATTGCAGACTTCGCACGGTGCGCGGGTTCCCCTGGCCCATGCCGTCAAGGCTTTCCACGTTATTAAGCGATTGCGGGACAAGGGGCAAGCGTATGAGCGCAACGGCCACACGATCCACCTTGGCCACTTCGCCCTTGACGCGGTTGACACGCAAGGGAACGTGAAGGCGGGTTGCCATGAGGTGGCGTGGGAAGAAATCGCGCGGGTGGCAACTCTTGCGGGCGTCAACCGAGAAGCGGTGGCGTTGTCTGCCCCCGGCCTGCCCGCCAGAAGAGCCGTTAAAGCCATTTGACTTTCACTGCTTCTGTGTTATACTTTAATTAGTGGGGCAAGCAACCGGAACAGGCAGCTATGAGCAAGCGAAGAGACGACCCCGTTGTGATTCGTGTGTGGAACGGCGACCCCGACGATGTGTTCGCCCTGTTCCCGACCGATCCGGCCGACAACTACGGTCGCTATTGCACCAGTTACCAGCACATCGGTCAGCACGGCAGCGCGGACTACCACCATTGCATCCGAAATAGCCGGCCCGCCACACGGCGCGAAGCGGCCCCGCTGCTGGCCGAACTGCGACGGATCGGCTACCGACCCCGCGTGTTGAACCGGGCCGCCCGCCGTCACCATGAAGAGCGACTTTCGGCCGCGAGAGGTGTGGCATGAGCTTGGAAACAGCCATGATTGGAACACCGAAAACGATTACCCTCTACGGCCGTGGCAAGCGGCGCTATCCGATTGTCCCCGGTATATGGGCCGATTGTCTGAAGGAGGCCCGCCGCCTGAATGCGTGGGCCGCACGGGTCAAGGATGATCGCAAGTGGAAGGCCGGGGCATGTCAAATCAGCCTGGACCACCTGGCCCATGTTCTTGCCACGGATGTCACGGACCTGGCGAAAGAGGGCTACCGCTACCTGGAGATGCGTGCCCATCTCGGCAACCCGCAATGTTGGGACCGTCCGGCGCGCGAGCACTGGCTGAAGCTGGGCGGGCGCATTAGCCGGCCACGAAAACCCGCAAAACTGGAGCAGTGAATATGCAACTGAGCGTCACACCCCGAGAGTTCGCAACCATCCTGGCAGCGCTTCGCCACTGGCAAGAGCAGGATGCGCCGCCGGCACGGCAGTATGACATTGCCACGGATTGTGGCGAATTCGAGCCATTGGGCAGTGTAGAAATCGACGCCCTTTGTGAGCGACTTAATGCGGCATGAGGTCGGCCAACGTAGCAGAGAGCAGGCAACCGGAGAGAAGCAACCATGACGAAGCTCTTGGCAATCGTGAGTGAACAAGGCACCGCCTGCCATGAGGCTTGCCTTTGCGAGCGTTGCCACGCCAACCCCGAACACCGGGCCGACGTGGAAGCAAAGGCCGCCCGTATCAGCGACATCCCGCACCCTGCCGATTGGCGAGAAGCCACGGGCAACGATGCCTTGACGTGCAACGTGTGCGGCTACCCGAAGCTGCTGGTATGGGTCCGCGTCGGGGACATGGGGCAGTACGAGTCTTTCGACTCTCTTGACGATGCCCTGGATTATCTCAACGAGTTAAGCGCCGGGCAAGTGACCGGCTGGGTTGAGGGCGGCACGGGCGTCGGAATCGAAACCGTCAACTACCACGGCTACGATTTTGTCAGTCTCTTCTGGGGCGACGATGGGGCCAATCTGACCTCGCGTCTTAACGAGGATGAGCGTATGGAAGTGGAAGAGGGGCTGAAGGAGGTGTACGTCTAATGGCCCGTCACCCGCGAATCACGAAAGCTGAGCAAACCAACCGCGAACGGTTCAGGGCCGAAATCGACCACTGCCTGGACTTTGATCTACCCGGTTTGATTCGGCAGCTTTTCACGCATGTTGACGCCAAGGGGCACCCGCAGACCCGCGTGGGCGGAACCGCCGAATATGATGTGCTGGTTCCCATTCCCGCCAGCCTGTTGCGGCAGCTTCGCGCCGCGATTGACCAGAAGTAAGGAGGGCCGCCGTGGCATACATCTACCAAGCCGACGTGTGGTGCGATGATTGCGGCCGGGCAGTCTGCGAACGCTTGAAGCGCGAGGGCAAGGCCCCGGCGAACCCCGACGATGAATGGACCTTTGACAGCGACGAATACCCCAAGCGCGCGGGCGATGATGATGAATCGGACACGCCGCAACATTGTGCCGCCGGGGAAGAGTGTATAAACGCCGCCACGTTGCCAAGCGGCGAGAAGGTGGGCCATCTGTTCGGCGAGTTGACCGCCGTGGGTGTGGAGTACGTCAAGGAGGCCGTTGCCGAAGCGCAAGAGGGCCTTGGCAGCAAGGACGTAACGGACCTTTGGCAGCAGCACTACCGGGACAAGGGATACGATCTATGACAGAGAAACAACAGCTTGACGCCGAACTGACCGAAGTGCTCAAGCACCTTGACGACTGGCAGCTTGACCCGAAATACGCCGATCATACGTGGTGTGCGGTGTTGACCGACAGCGTAGGCCGGGGTATCCACGTCAACGCCACGCAAGCCAAGGGCCGCTTGTGCATCAGCGGCATGTGGCCCACGGATAGCGACCGCCAGCAACACCGGCCCGACAAGCCCCTGCACATTACGATTGCCCGCAACCGGTCGCCGGAGAAGATTGCCGCCGAAATCGAGCGTCGCTTTCTGCCGTGGTATCTCGCCGCCTATGCAGAGCAACTGAAGCGGGCCGAACAGCACAACGCCAGCCGCAACCGGCAGCAGGAGGTGACGGTTGAACTGGCCGCCATGCTGGGGCTGGCGGCCAGCCGCCGGATGCAGAGCAACCCCAATCAGATTTACGCGCCGGGCCTGACGGTTGACGTACATGGCAATGGCGAAAGCGTCAGTATCCAACTCCGCTACAAGAGCGTCAAAGTCGTCAAGGCCGTGCTCAAGGCGATTGTGAAAGCGGGCGGATTGTCTGAATAGCTAGGTGACTATCATGTCTTCTGTAGTACCGGAGCAAGCAACCATGAGCTACAACACATTCCGCCAAGGCGACACAATGATTGCCGTCGAAAGCCGGCCCGCCATCGTCAGTTTCGAGGAAATCCTGGAGGCTACGGAAGTGGTGCATGACGAGTATGAGAACATGACGCCGTGGGAACACTGTGATGGATTCGAGCACACAGCCACATCCGAGCGCCGCTTTCGTGAAGAGGCCAACGCCCGCGCGATGCAAGGCAGCGTCTACTGCGACGGACATCGCGAGCGGCTGGTAATCGAGCTTCCCGACGAGGAGGACTACGGGATTTGCCAGTACGCCCGTGGCAACGGGGCCAGCCGCCAGGTGGCCGCCGAAATGGTTGCCGCCGAGCGCCGCCGCACCTTGGCCCAACTGGTCAAGTGGTATGACAGCGGGTGGGAATGGTACGGGGTGCGCTGCCGGTTCAAGGTGTTGGGCGACGAATACAACGATTCGCTTTGGGGGATCGACGATGCCGAGTACGCCGAAACCCTCAAGGAGGAAATTGCCCTGAACATGGCCGCACAACTTGAGGAGGCCGGCTACACCGTGACCGGCAAGCCGGAACACCGTCAGACGTACACGCGGGCCGACAAGCAGGCCCGCCTTAGCCGCAATCTCGCCGCGCAGAATTGGGTCGCTTAACCATAACAATTCGAGGAACATCATGCGAGAAGTCAGAGTGCTTGTCACGCTACAGGTGGACGAGTGCGAACCCGACGCCAAATTCGACCTGGAAACCATGCAAGACGCCGCCGTGGACGCCGTGGATAACGCCGTGCGTTTCGCCTATGACAACGGCTTCTCACACGCCTACGCCGACGAGCTTTCCATCGGCTATGTCGATGCCGTGCTCTACGAAGAATACCCTGACGACGAAGACCTGGACGAGGAGTAGCACGCACAAGCTGCAATCAGCGGGAGCAAGCAACCATGAGAACGCAACAACAGCTTGACGAATTCACGTTGGCCTACATCGAAGCGGCCTTGTGGAGCAGCAACGACGATTCGACGCCGCAAGGAGGTGAACCGCTCGATGCCAACTACAGCATCGAGGATGTTGACCCCGATACGCTGGAGAGAATGGCGGCCGACTGCCAACGCTTTCAAGAAGAAAACGCCGCCGATCTTGCCCGGTACGATCATCCGCAATGGACGGCCGCCGAACTGGGAGGGCATGACTTCTGGTTGACTCGCAATGGGCACGGTTGCGGCTTCTGGGATCGCAGTGATTGTCTGCCGACTGATGCCGGAAAGCGTCTGACTGATGCCAGTGAGAAGTACGGGGAGTATTACTTGTACGTTGGCGACGATGGAACGATCTACGGCAGCATGTGCTAATGTGGGCAGGGCCATCCGGCGAAGCAACAGCAATAGAGAGCTACCAAGCATGACAACCGTGAAGTTTCTGAAGAGCGGGGAAGTGACATGGACCAGCAAGAGCGGCAAAACGGAACATCGTTGCTACATCCGAGCGGGTACGAAATTGAACTTGCGCGTAGTCGAACGGAATAGTGAATATGAGCTATGGGATGGGGACTGGTCTACTCTGGTTCCCGCCAGTGTTGTGCGAATCGAATCTTGAGCAACCCGGAGCAACAGCCATGAGAACTGAAGTCTTTACGTTTGCCGATGCCGAGACAGGCCAGCCGTGCAAGGCTGCCGTGACTGCCGAAACAGCCGGGCTTTGCATCAAGCCGGAAGGGACGGGCACGTTTGACAGCAATTGCGGCCCGATCTACTTGGAAGTGCAAGACGGCCGCCCGGTCCTGTACGTTTGGACTGACATCAACGGGCAAGAGCCGGTCAAACTTGACCTTGCCGCCGCCCTGGAATCAAACCGCCAAGCGGCCGCCGTGTAAGCCAAGCGAGTTGTGTTGTGTTGCTCCTGGGGCCGGGCCGCCCGTCGCGGCCCGGCCCCGCTCCGAACAACTGCCGGGAGAGACAACAATGATCGAGCCGCCGCGTGGAATCCTGGAAACGCCTATTGGAACCGTCAACTTCACCATGACGGAGGCGGGCCACGTCTATCTCAATTCCGATGGAAACAAAGGGCAGGCAGTCACTATCCGGGGAATCCCGTACCACGTTGCGTATCACTGCCACCTCGTTGCCGGCCAGTGGACCGCCAAGGATTATCACGATCCCTACTTGAACCGAAAAGACAAGTATCAGGATGCCAGCCAACCGGCCCGCAAGACTGCACGCGAGGTGTTGGCAAAGGCTTGGACGGAGTACCTTGCCGCGCACCCCGGCCTAAGCCGACAAGCCGAACAAGCCAACGTTGCCCATGAAGTGGAGCAACTGGAAAGTGAGCTAGCCGACCTGGAAAGCAAGGCCGCCGACAAGCGTGAGGAACTCAGCGCTGCGAAGAAGCACCAAGCGTCGATCTGACCGCAATGCACGAAAGACCCAGCCGATCGCGATGGGTCTTTCCATGCGCGGGGTCTATCCCGGCGGGGTCTGTGGGGTCAAGGCTGCAAAGTGGCAAAGTCGAAAGCGCTTGACGCCGGTGCGCTTGGCGCGATTAACGTCGGGGCAACTCGCAGCTTCCGAGCCGGGCCGCTGCCAATCGGCTGAAGCTGTCCGCCGCCCCGCCCCGCTTCCCGACCGGGAACACTGGCCCGCTCTGGCCGCTGAAGCCGGCCGCTAGGCCACTTGGGCTGGCCGCTACCCCGTCGCTATCCCCAGCCGAAAGCGCTGGGTTGCTCGACCATGCACGCGCGCCGCTCGACCGAACAAGACCACTCGACCAAGCCAAGGCCGCTTGACTACGCCCGCCCGCCACTCGATCAGGCGAAACCGCTCGACCGATCCGTGGGCCGCCGGGCCGCTCGACCAGGAGCCGCCGCTTGACCTGCCCGCCGCCAGCAGCCTTTCCGCAATGAGACTTGACGAAAGGGGCCGCCAACTTGGCGAAGTATCCCGGCAGCTATGTGAAGTCGGCAGCATCGGTACGGCGTCGGCAGCGCGTTTATACGCTGTTGGCAACGCCGCCACGGCCGGAATTGGAACGGGAATCGAGAAGGTTATGGGAGGTTCGCACCGCCACCGGCAGCACAACTGACCGCCGCTGAGCGCCGGCCGCCGCCAGCCGGGAGAAATCGGCAGACGTTCAAGGAACGCCCCGCCACCAGAATCCCGCACACGGTTATCTCAAGGGAGCGCACGTCACGGTTAGAGCGCCGCTGACGTAGCCGCCAAGGCCGCGGGCCGATCCGCCACGCCCCGATCCGTCGCAATCGGCACAGCAATCAAGACGGCTGCAAGAGCTTTCCTCGCGGAATCGCACAGAACCGGCACGGCCGATACGCGCGGCAGGTCGGCAGCACCACGGGTGGAGAGTGTGGGGGCGGCAGCGCACCAGGTCGGCAACCAGCCGGGAACGTGTGGCGACAGTCGGGAATTGACCGGCAGCGCGGCACATCGACAGCGCAGCACGTCGGCAGTACCACAAGGCCGGCAATGCTTCCCGAGTGACCGGCCGGGAATGTGGGGCAATCGGCCGGGAGTTGACCGACAGCGCAGCACGTTGGCAGCACCACGCGCCGGGAGCGTGGGGCACCCGGCCGGGAGTTGACCGACGGCGCAGAGAATCAGCGCGAGAACTAACATCATGCCGCGCACAACCGGCGGCAATGGCAGAGTTGCGAGTTATGACCGTAGTTGACCCCGTGCCACTGCCGGCCGTCGGAATCAGTGAACCACACATCGACGCGCCGGCCGGCAATGTTGTGCGAACCTACGCGCCTGTGCTGAACTCGGAACTTGAGAACACCGGGCCAGTCGGTCACTACCGGACCCTCCGGCCCGTCGGTCAAGTAGAGAACCGCGCGCCCGGTATCGCGCATGTATGCCAGTTCCTCCTTGGCGCAACAAGCGTAGCACACCTTCTTCTCTATCCCGTCCATTTGATAGGTGGCGTAGCCTGTCCCGCCGCAACCGTTCGGGTTGACGTGCGTTTTCTCTTGGCCGCAATGGGCACAAACAAACCGATGCGAACTCATGGCAGTCTCCTCAAAAGGTGTTGCGATAAAACGAACCGGGAGCGCTGCCGATCGGCAGCGCTCCCGACGTGGATTACTTGGAAACCGTGTAATCGGCGAGAGTGTCCAGGTCGATCCCCTCGACAATCTTGTCCACCCGGATGTACATATCCGGCCCGCATCCCTCATTAAACCAGTATTCGTTGGCCTCCTCCGCCTTCTTCTCAAAGAAGGGGCGCAGGTCGGAGTCCGCGGGCCACTCGAATTCGACGCCATCGAACTTCTTCTCCAGGGCGCGCCGGAAGTCCCCCGCAACCCAGCAATCCCACGCCTCATCGGCTAGCGTCGATTCCAGGTTGGAAAGCGCCTCATCGTCGATAAGGGGATAGTCCTCCAGCCCCTCGATAATGCCGAGAATGGCGTCAAACGTATCGTCAGCGCACTCCAGAAGGCCGGTCAGCCCGAGCACAACGGCGTAGGTGTCGAAACCGCCGTGCGCTTCCCAAACGAATCCTTCTTCCCCGTAGGATTCCAGGAATTCGGTGTAATTCGCCTTTTCTACCGTGGAACCCGAGTAATCAGACCCGGAAGCATAGGGCAGGAAGAAGTAGAGTTCGCCTTCTTCGGTTGCATCGGTCGAAAGCCCTTCCAGGTACTTGACCGCGCTTTCCTGGCAGTCAGCCGGTTTCATCAGGTCGCCATAGGAAACCGACTTGCTATCGGGGTCGATACGGCGCGTGTAGCCCCATTCCTGAAGCCCCGAGTAGCGCGAAGAGGGGCCTTGCGGGCAGTAATCCTGATAGTGGAGAAACTCCAGGTCGGCAATCTTCCTGATTCGCGCCAATCGCTCTTCTTCCCGGCAGTTCCACTTGATGCCGATGTAGACGTAGGCGGGAGTATCCTCGAATTCTTCCAGGTCAAGGTACTCGGCCGCGGTAGTCTCATCTTCAATCGGTCCGTACCCCTCCCGGATTCTCGCTTCGGTTTCATCGTCAATACAGAAACCCTGCTGCGCCACCATCTCCAGGCAATCCTGGAATGCCTCCTCCTCAGTGTCCCCGACGCCATAGGCGCAGTAGTTGAACACAGACCGGGGGCCAAGCCCGAAACCTTGGAAGTAATCCGGGTATTCGACCCCGAGTGTCTCGATAGAGAATTCCCCCACGCGCAGAGAAACCGGACGTTGTGTTGCCGTCGCCATAGGTGCTGTTCCTGTTGCTTGTGTTGTTATGCGTTGCGCTTCCGACGAACCTGAAACCGAACCGTCGCGTCCCCCGCCTTCCCGCTGATAGGCTGCGCCGTCCAATGGGCAGGGACGCAATGCAATCGGGCGCGCCGTTCTGCTTGCCGGATTGCGAGAAACCCGAGGGCGAAAATGGAATCCCCACAATCCCCCGGAACGTCAACCGTGTAGTAGTCGTATCGCATCCTAGTAGCCCTCCACGTTGCACTCGCGATAGAACCGGCCGCGGTCGAAACGGCCGTTGAAACCGACACACACGTCAGCGACAAGACGGGCAGCGCGCTGCCGTTCCGCCGTGTTGGCAATGCTGGCGATTGCATCGGCAAGCGCCCGGAAGTGTTTCTTGCTCATGGGTTGCTCCTCAGTGTTGCTATGCCTTGTTTTCCCCTCACAAATCTATATTACACTGCTTCAGGGCAGAAGTCTGCTATGAAAACAGGAAAACAGAAGAAAAGAGAGCAGAAGAAGTGAAAGTGGGTGGGATTGTAACGGCCGGCGCGCCGGAATTGCGCCGGAAGCGCGCCGAATAGAATAGTGTCGGCAACCGGCCGGAAGCCCCGCGGGTACGGCAACCGATCTTGCCCGACGTGAGGGCCGGCGCGTCGCCTAGCCGCGGGCAACGCTACCTTCTCGATTCTCTGTATCTGTCAGCGTGGGTACTGTGTGCGATTGCGCTCTGGTCTATGGAATCGAGCAGGTTCGCGCTCTCGAATGTGCAGCCCCTCACGCGCGGTTAGCGTGCACGGTTAGTGTTGTATCCTTACAACACTCCGCAATAACCGTACAACGCGGTCCCCGTACATCAGGCACGACCGGCGAAGTGGGCAGGACCGTCACGACCAGGTGCAATCGCCACAATCCAGCCTGGCTTCTGCCGGGTTATCAACTCTGTTGACGTGGAACGACTGGCTTGATAACGCCTTGATATTGCTGGAGTTGCGACGATTGCACGGAAGACGTGGGCGAAGTGACCGGGCAAGGTGGCAACCAGGTGGGGCGGGTGGGGTCAAAATCGCCACGACCGATCCAGGCCGCAAAATCGACCCAATCGGCTGCTCCTTCCTCTGTCGGAGTCAGTCGCGGTCAGAGCCTGACGCGGCTGCCCCTTCTCGGGAGCGGAAGAATCGGTAAAAGCTCGGCTCTCCATAACGTCTGTAGAGGTCGGAAGTTGCGGAGAACCGGCCTCCAGCCTTTACCGATTTTACCGATTTCACATTACCAGCCTACAGACGCGAAGAAAATCGCGCGGGAGGAAAACACATAGCGCGTGTAGCGCGCCAATGTGGCATCGGTAAAACCGGTAAAACGACGATGCTGATTTCGTCGCAACCTTCTCGACGCTGGATACTTGGGACAAGAGAAGCCGCGAACAGATCAGTAAACGGATCGGTAAACGGCTTGTAGGGCGGCGGGAACCCGGTGTGGCATCAATGAGCCGGCAGCGGCTCGGTGTCCGGGATCGCGTCCGGCAGTTCCTCGCACCAAGACTCGGGCAGGTGGCGATAGAATCGCAGCAGCCGCTCGTAGGTGCCAAACTTCGCCTCGGCAGCAATCTGGGCAAGGGCTTCGGTCGCCGGCCCATCGGTTCCGACCCGAAGACCAGGGGCATAGAATTGCTCGCCGCCGTCGAACAGCACGAGCACGCCGGTCGGCCTGACAAGTATCTTCCAGATCACTGGTCCGGCGGCGAGAATCCGTCGAAGGTTCTCCAGCGAGACCTGCGGGTCGCCCGTTTCCGGGTCCAGGCCATTCATCTCGGGCTGATACGTTTTGGCTCCCTCGCGGAAGAGCCGCAACATCGGACTAATCATCTGGGTCATAGCTGGATTCTACCTTCCTACGTCAGAAAAACAAGAGTACGTCTGGACATTTGCCCGAATGTAGCGTAAGATGGAAGTGTTCTTCGACGGAGGCACGCTTTCGGACACCCTCAATGCTGGCGTAACCTCAACTGGTCCTAACGAAAGAATCGGAAATACCGTGAAGAAGTACGTAATCTATTATCGGCAATGGCTAAAGAAAAGCCGTTCCCGCGTTGAACTTGCCGTGCAGGAGACCGAAGCTAAGCGTCTTGTCGCCTTTAACGGCGGCCGGATCGCGGGGACGTTTGTCGAGAAGGAGGATTTGCCGACCAGGCGTCCCATCGAGCGGGTCGAGTTGGCAAAGGCCATCGAAGCCGCGATTCGCTCGAATGCTGTGCTAGTCATTCCTCACCTTGGCCGGCTAGTCAAGAACGCCGCCGTCATGCGGGCCTTGTTGAACAGTAGAGTTGACTTCGATTGCATGGATCAGCGGGCCATAACCCGGCAGACGATCAACATGTTCGCCACCACGGCGGAAGATGTTTCCCGCAAGGTCAGCGAACGATCCAGGAAGGCGATGCGGGCGTGCGTGGCACGTGGCATGAAGCTCGGTTCCGCCCGCCCCGACCACTGGAAAGGGCGAGAACACCTTCGGGGGACGAAGCTGGCGATCGCTGCTGCCGCCAAGAAGAAACGCGAGAAGGTCAAGAACATCTACGCCTGGATGATGCCGGAGATCAAGGCCCGTCGGGAACGGGGCGATACCTTGCCGGAGATCGTCGAGTGGTTGAACAACCAGGGGAAGCTCACGACGGCCGGCAAGCCGTTTACGCAAACCGCGGTCTGGCGGCTGATCGACCGCTACCTGGGCAAGGAATACCTCGGCAGCAGCCGCAAGAAGACCACCGGTCGCAAGGTCGGTGTTGCCGGCGCGGACGTTGGGTGAACCGTTCATGCCGCCGCTCGTGGAAGGCGGAGTAGGTAGCTGCGCAGATCTGCTCCGACCCTCTCGACGCCGGAATCATCATACCTCTTGATTGAGGAACACAATCCACCGGACAAAGGATGCGAAACACGATCATGGCCAAGCAGAAAACCGAAGCCAAAGTGGATTGGAGGAGGTTGCCGAGAAACCGGGAGCACCCCAAGAGCCGCGACATCATGGCGGCGAAGTTCCCGCCGCCCGTCCAATTCCGATGGCGGGCTGGTCCCTATCGGCCGCCGGTGTACAACGTCGGCACAGTGCTCCATGACCAGTACCGGGGCGATACGAAGGTGGAGGGCACGACCGATGCGCTCATTCCTTGGCCGGGGGCTCGATACACGAAGGGTCGCCGTGACGTGTTGCTGCCGATCCTCTGCGGCGATCTGGTTCGCGCGGTCTGCGAGGAGGACGAACAGACTATCGCGCATTACTGGGGAGTGAGCTTCTACATGGTGGAGGCATGGAAGCGGGCGATCTCTGGGGCCGCGACCGCCAACGACGTGTTCGCCGAGTTGGTGATAAAGCGGAACGATCCCAAGTTCCGCAAGAAGTTCGGCTACGACGGCTAGCAAGGACAGGATCGCCCCCCCGCGAGCAATCCACGGATTCCAGGGCAATCGTGGTCGAGGGATGCCCGTCCTGACCGCCCCTATTGTTGACGGCCGGGGCTGCTTCCAAGGGCATCCAGCAGGTGTAATCCCCAAGTTCGCACGAATTTCACTCCCGCGCCTTGACTTTCAGTGCTTCTGTTGTATTCTTTATGTAGAGCAACGCTGATTGGCACCTGTGAGAGACCCATGATTAGCGACATGTTGTGCGTCCCCGTGGCTGGCGGTCAGGCCGTCCTCGAAATGCACTTGAAGCAGCGATTTCTGGCCGATGATCCGGTGCCATATTGCCGCAAGCGGCGGATGAAGCACACATTCGTCGTCCGCGATGAACGGCAAATGGTCGTGTTTGAGGTCGCGGCACGGGCCTCGGTCACTCGAAGGACTCAGACTCTGGTGAAGCCGCGGTAATCTCTCTGATACTTACGCTTCTTCTGTGGTTCGTTTTATAGTGAGGCTCGCGGATAGACAGCCTGGAGACAGCATCGTGACCATCAACATTGTGAAGATCGTCGCCTACTATCGCGTCAGCACGAAACGCCAGGGCAGAAGCGGCCTGGGCCTCGAAGCTCAGAAGGAAATGGTCCGCCAGTTGGTGCTTGCCCACGGCTCGCTGGTCGTGGCCGAGTACGTCGAGGTGGAGACAGGCAAGAAATCGGCCCGGCCGAAGCTGCAAGAGGCCATCCACCACGCGCAATTGACCAACGCAACCTTGGTGGTTGCCAAGCTGGACCGACTTGCCCGCAATTCGTACTTCCTGAACTGCCTGCTGCACTCGAAACTGGACTTCACGTGCTGCGACAACCCCTACGCCGACAAGTTCAACATTCAGGTGCTCGCCGCCGTGGCGGAGCACGAGGCGGACCAGATTGCGGCCCGCACCAAGGCCGCTCTGACGGCGGCAAAGGCAAAGGGCAAGCTGCTGGGTTCGTCGCGGCCCGGTCACTGGGAAGGCCGCCAGCACCTGCGGGACGCAGGAATCAAGAAGGCACAGCCGATGGGTTCGGCGGCCAACGCACAGAACGCGAGGGATCGCTATGAGAAGGTGCTTGTGCCCGAAATCAAACGCCGTCGGGAGGCAGGCGAGTCGCTGGTGACGATTACCGCCTGGCTCAACGAGCAAGGCTTTCGCACGCGGCCGACAAGGCGGTGCAGCGAGGGCGGAGTCTTCACGCCAATGATGGTCTGGCGGCTGATCGAACGCTACCTGGGCAAGGGACTGCTCGGCAACAAGGCGCTGGTGGCCGCCTGCAACTGAGAGCGACACCGTGAACCGAGAACAATGGCTCAACGAGTGCATCCAGAAAATCCGCCCGGACTTCGAGCGGCTTGGGCATTCGCTGCCCGAGAAGATTCGGGCCTCGTGCTCCTGGCCGAGCAAGAGCGGCTTGGCCAACAAGAAACGCCGCATCGGTGAGGCATGGTCGGCAAAGAACAGCGCCGATCAGTCGTGCGAGGTCTTCATCAGCCCCGTGCTGAAAGACCCGCTCGAAGTGGCGGCCACGTTGCTCCACGAATTGGTCCACTGCGCCGTGGGCGTGGAAGAGGGACACAAAGGCAAGTTCACAAGGCTGGCCAGGGCAGTTGGGCTGGAAGGAAAGATGACGGCCACGCACGCGGGCGAGACGTTGACGGCTCGGCTCCGGGAAATGACGGATGCCATCGGCCCGTATCCGCACGCCGAGTTGACACACTCCAACGCACCGAAGAAACAGGGCTGCCGCCTGCTGAAGGTCGTTTGCGAGTGTGGGTGTGTGATCCGTATGACCCGCAAGTGGCTCGACGAAGTGGGACCGCCGACGTGTGGCTGCGGTGGCGCGATGATGGAGGAAGAGGAAGACGACGAAGTGCCGTGAACAGACAACATTGAGAGGTCAGTCGTATGTATCTGCTTGTTCAGAATCCTGGCGTGGCCCCGGTGGAGGGCTACACACTCTTGGGCGTCAGCACGACTCGCAACTGCGGCGTGGCCGGCACCATCGGCCAGTTCGGCAGCGGGGCCAAGCACGCCATCAACACATTGCTCCGTGCGGGATTGAAGCTCTTGATCTACTGCGGTAAGACCCGTCTGGAGTTCACCTTTCGTGAGGATTCGGTCAACGATGGTCTGGTAACGAAGCCGATCCGGCGAGTGGTCTGCAAACTGGGAGGAACGAGCAACAAGACGCTCGACATGGGCTGGTGCTTGGACTTCGGCGCGATCGACTGGACTGATCTGTCGATGGCCTTGCGGGAGTTCGTGGCCAACGCCATCGACCGCACGGTGCGGGAGAAGGGTGACTTCGCTCCGGCGCTCTTGAACGAAGAGTTGCGGGTGGCCGTTGTCGAAGAAGGCACCGTTCGGGCGCGAGACGGTTTCACTCGCGTGTATGTCGAGGTCAACGACGAGGTGCAACGGTTCTATGGCGAACTCCCTCGTCGCTTTCTCCACTTTTCCAGCCGGCCGCAGTTGGTCAAGGAGTCGCTCTTGCCGAAAGCCGACCGGAACCTAAATGGCAAGCGGACGGCGATGATCTACAAGGAAGGAGTCTTTGTCCGCGAGATCGCCGAAGACGAAAAAGCGTCGGTCTACGACTACAACTTCCACAACAGCGAACTGCGGCTGGACGAGTCTCGCAATTCGAGCGAATACGACATCAAAGGCGCAGCGGCCCGGCTGTTCCGCAAGGCCACGCCCCAGCAACTCGCCCCTGTGTTCAAGAGTCTGGTGGCCCAAGAGCAGAGCTACGAGGCAACCTTTGATTCGTACTACATGGCCTCATCGTACTCCGACCCCGAGCCAGAACAGAAACAGGCATGGCAGCAGGCGTGGGAGTTGGCCGCCGGCCCGAACGCGGTCCTGTGCGACGCCAGCCTGGGGCACACGTCGGAATTTGTCGAGAAGAAGGGCTTCAGACCAATGCCGACGAAGGCCCCGTCCTGGATTTCTGCCGCCGCCCGTTGCGGCGTCAAAACGGCCGCCTCAGTCCTGGACGGCCACGAAAGCAATGGGAAACAGATTCTCCCGGCAACCAACGCCGCCATTGAAGCGGTGGACATTGTGTGGTCGTGGCTCCAACAGGTCAGCATGACACAGGGCAAGAAGAAGCCTCTGGCGGCCTGTTTCAAGGAATGTATGCAGGCCGGCAGTGAGACGATGGGTTTCTGCCGCGACGGCATGGTCTACTTCAAGGAGGACATTGCCACGGCGGTCAACAAGTACCTATTGCAAACGGCCCTGGAAGAGGTCGCCCATTACGTCACTGGGGCGACGGATATGTCGCGGGACTTCCAGAACTTCCTGATTCAAGTGATTGTGGAGACCAAGGGTTGATCCTACGGCGTCGGTAGTCCAACTGCTGAGACGGCCCGACAAGGGATGCAATGTGCGGGTGCAAGCCCTGCCCGACGCCACTTAAAGAAGATGAGGTACGTGTTCAATGGTGGACTTCAACCGACCGCTGTTCTCGCTCGGGCAGTGCGTGGCCACACCGGGAGCCTTGGCGGCAATGGAAGAGGCAGGGCAGACGCCAGCCGACTTCCTCGGCCGACATGTTCACGGCGATTGGGGGCAAATCCATCCAGCCGACAGAGGCGCGAACGAGCAGGCGATTCAGGACGGTGCCCGCATATTCAGCGTCTATACGACCGCCAAAGGAGCCAAGCTGTGGGTGATTACCGAAGCCGACCGGGCCTCGACCTGCATCTTGCTCCCTGATGAATACTGAGCTAGAATTGCCTGGTTCTCCGTGGTTCGATCCGTTTTATCGCGCCCGGCAACAGTACCTCGCTGATTTGGAGACGGAACTACGGCTACAAAACGAACAAGTTCGACGAGAACGAAAAGTCCCAAACCCAAAGTCGTCACTGAGTCGAAGATGACTGACTCAGAACTGATCGACCACGAAGTCTTTGACTGGGGCATTCGCTTGACGGCCCGTCCCTTCAAGGGAACGGAGCAACAGGCTCTTGTCATCTACTCCGAAATCAGCAACTACAAAGGGCGTCGCGGCGCTGAGGTGAATATCAGCTTCCCGGCCGCCACGCGGCTGCGGCCACTCGATGCGCAGGCGTGGACCGAGGCGATGGCTGCGATTGTTGCCGAGACGAGGATCGTGCAAGCCGAGTTGCGGACGGCCGCCACCAGCCCAAAGAAACGGAATCAGAGATCAACGTGACGCATCGCCGCTCGGCGACAGTCGAGTTGGCGAGCGGGCTATTTGGGTTGGTTGTGACACGGAGGTCTCTCGTTCAGGCCCCTCTCTGACCTCGGGGCTGTTCTTCGCCAAAGGCGAGACGTAGGATCATCGGATTCGGGGCATGGATGGCCTCACTTCTTTCGCCGCAATCTGGCGAGTACCTGGGTGCCGATCTTTGCGGCGAGTCGTATAAACGTCTTGTCGCCTTGGTGGGCACGCCAAACATCTCGGCATTCTTGAGATTCCGGCGTCCCGGTCCTCCGCAGCAACGTCCGGTACTGGTCGATGAATGACGGCTCATGCCGCATCGGTGATAGCCGATAAATCGTCGAATCGGCCCGTTGCTTCCCACAAATCGCAGCCAGCACCTCAGTCTGAGGTGCCGCGTCAGGAAATTCATTGGTGCGTGAAAAAAGACAGCAATTTGGCAGTCTTTTATACGGTGAGGAGATAGTGCGTGATGCAACGTGTCACCGACCTGGCCGATCCCCGTCGCTGCAAAGGCGCGAGCGTGGACGGCCAGTGTCAGAACGTCGCCGAGGAGGGATCGGATTACTGTCGGGCTCATGGCGGCGAGAGCCAGGCACCCGCTCGACGCCTCAAGCAATACCTCTTGACCAAGGCCCAGGACCGCGAACGGCTGGCCCAGCTTGCGGAGAATGACGGGCTTAAAACGCTCCGCGAAGAGGTGGTGGTCGCCTTGGGCCAGTTGGAACGCCGGCTGAGTCTGGCCAACAGATCAGACGCCGAGTTCCTTGCCGCCTATCCCGAGGTCGAGAGGTCTCTGAAACTCCTTGCCGAGCTGAAGAAGTCCAATTTCCACCTGGAAACGAAGTCCGGTGCCACGCTCTCGCGGGAACAGGCGTTCGGGCTGGTCCGGCTGATGATCGAGATTATCGTGGACGAGTTGGACGGCATCCCGGACTACGAACGGATCGTCGATAACATCGTCACGCGAATCCTTCCGGCGATCGAGAATGCGGGCAAGACTCAAGCCGAGGCCAAATGAATCTCGTTTGGTGTGCCTGCGGCCGACTGGTCCGGTTTCCCGGCGAAGATCGCTGCGAGGACTGCTGGGCCGCCGACCAGGACCGCTACCGTCGGCGCAAGGTCCAGAACGTCAATACGATGGCCAGCAATCCGCTGGAGGCAAACGATGCTCCGGTATCGGAAAGCCCCGTTCATTCCCGACGAGATCAAAGCCGGGGACATCATCGGCTTCAGCGGCGATAGCTGGATCAGCGCGCTGGTGAACCTCGCCACCTACGGTCTGCCGTTCTGGGGCCTGAGTCACGTCGGCATCCTGGGGAACGCGGACGATGGCCGGCTGATGCTCTTCGAGAGCACGCAGCTTGACGATCTGCCTTGTGAAATCACCGGTCAGGTATTCCTGGGAACCCAGGCCCATTGGCTGGAACACGTTGTCGAAGTCTACAAAGGAAAGGTCTGGCATTACCCGCTCTACCGGCCGCTCTATCCGACCGAAGACTCGCGCCTGACCGAGTTCCTGATGTCCACGATTCACACGCCCTATGACCAACTCGGGGCGTTTCGGTCAGCGGGAGTTGGCCTGTCCTGGATCGAATCCTTGCTGCACCAGGACAACCTCAATTCCATCTTCTGTTCCGAGTGGTGCTGCGCAGCCCACACATACATCGGCGTCTTTCGCACAGACAACGTGAGCCGCTGGAATCCGAATCGCTTCGTGCGAACCGAGCGGCGCAGCCACGTCCTGCGGGCACCGAGGAGACTCAAATGAGACGAATCCTCTTGGCGTTGGTCCTGATTGCATCCGTCGCAGGATGCGATGTCGGAGACCCCCTCGGTTCCTCTGCGGTGAAGGAACGGCCGACTGTCAATCTCCCGGCTGCACTGCGGCAGGGCAACTGGCGCGGTCCGCAGGGCCAAGGCTCGTGCGTCCACGCCACAATGATTAGTCTTCTGCGTTGGCAATACCGGCTGAAGACGGCCGACTACTGGCGGCAGACCTACGGCGACGGCGAGTGGCCGGAGGACTTGGCCGCGAAGTTCAACAATGAGGGCATCCGCTACGCCTATGTCACCAACGGGGATGTGCGATTCCTGGAATGGGCGTGCAGCACGAGGCGAGGCTGCGGCATCACGATCATGGGCGGAGCGCACATGGTCGCACTTGTGCATCTGGACGACAAGTGGGCCGCGATCCTCGACAACAACAACGTCGAGCGATTCATTTGGGTTCCGCGAGAGACGCTGATTGCCGAGTGGAAGGCGAGCTACGGATGGGCAGTTGCGCCAATCTACACTCCGGCGGCTCCGCTTCCACAATAGTTTCAAGACACGTTTCAACACGAGAGGAAACCATGAACAAGCTGCTCCTGAGTGCGTTGTGCTTGCTCGCAGTGTTCGCGGCGACTGTGCCCTGTTTTGCCGATACCGTCAACGGTGTTTTGGCCGAAGAGCGCGTTGTCAGTCTTCCGCAGGACCAGGGCAAGTGGTATGTGAGCGTGGTCGGCAATGCGAGCGACTTCCGCTACAACGAGATCGTCGGCTGGTTCGACACCAACGCCAGCCTGAAGAAGCTCAAGAATCAAGTCCATTTCTGCCCGGTCACGAGCGATACGGCGATCTATCAGGCCCGGTACGCCGGCAATGTGAAGGCCCTGCCGACCGTGCGGATGCAAGAGCCGAATGGCACCGTGGTCTATGAAGCTGCTGCAAAGAACATCCCTATGACGGCCGCCGGCTTGAACGGTGCGCTGGCCGGCGCAGTAAGCGAGACCCAAGGGATTCGCCCCGTCCTGCCGTGGCGACGGGACATGGAACACCGGTGTCCCGGTCCCTGCCCAAATCCACAGCCGCAGCCCCATCCAGACCCCGAACCTCAGCCGCTTGACAACAACGGCCCGCCGAATGTCGAGCCGGAGCCGCAAGCCGATCTGCCTCCGTGGGGCGTGGCCCTTATCTGCCTTGCAGCTCTATTGGTCGGCATCACCAGCGGTTACGGCCGTCAGTTGTACACGAAGCTGAATCCGCCCGTGAAGTAGCCGCCTCTCACGCCCGCGTGTCCTTATTCCTTGTGACCATTCTGCTGTCTTGCGACAGCCACCTCGAAAACCTGGAGAAGAGAAGATGAACCCCACCGTTGTGATCTGGATTCTGGCCGCTGTGGTCGCCGTGCTGGTCGGTCGTGAAGTCGGCAAGCGACTCTTCGACGAAAACGCGAAGCTGATGGTGAAGAAACGCGCCGCCCAAGTGCTTGCCGCCAAGTTGCGGGACAACGGCCTGAAGCTGCTCCCCGCGCTGTTGGAAGACTTCGCCGTGGGTGACGTACAGGACATGGTGGAGAAGATTCACGATGTCGCCAAACTGGTCGAAGCGGGCAGTGACGCCATCGAGAAGGAATTGGAACAGACCTATGAGAACGTGCTGGCGAAGAAGCTCGCCACGCCCGAGGGCATGGCCCTGATTAAGGCGAAGATCGCCGAGATCGACGACAGCGCCCCCGCTCCAATTGCCCCGGCTGCCTCGCCCGCGAAGTCGTAACTTTCTCGAAACTCTTACGTCAGCCCTGCGGTCATACGCGGGGCTGATTCTCCGGTGGCTCCCGGACCATTCCGCGAGCCACCCGAGAATCGGAGAACCTGACGATGACCCGATGCTTACTGCCTGTGATTGCCGCTCTTGTCCTGCTGCTCGTCGGCTGTGAGAACCAGTCGCCTTTGGAGCAACATGGCTGTACGCAGCCAAGGGTGATCGCCTTCACGGCCGCTTGGTGTGGGCCGTGCAAAGCGGCCAAGCCCTACCTGGTCCAGGTGGAGGCGGCCGGCGTCGAAGTCGAGATCGTGGATATTGACGAGAATCCTGAAATGGCCCGGCGATACGGCGTCACCAGCGTGCCGATGTTCCTCGTCTACGTTTGCGGGCGAAAGGCCGTGCGGACCCAGGACGTGGCGGTCATGTTGGCCCTCAGTCGCCTTGGGTGCAAGTGATGGCTCGCCGCCGTTGCCGCAACTGCCCCGATGAGCCGAGGCCGACAGGGGAGACAGAGCCAACGAGGATCGTTGGCTCTCGTCGCCGCCGAGAACGAAATACGAGGTTGCGCCGGGCTGAACGCCGAAGCAACAAGCGAGCCGCACTTGCCGCTGTCCCACACGAACCTGAGACGCAACCTCAAGTAAACCAATGATGCTGCTCCATGAAGTTCCTGGACGAGTTGCGACAAGCCTTGGGCGAGGGACTGCTGAGCAACAATCTTCGATTGTGCAGCCGGTGGGCCGAGCATCGACGAGTGATGGGGGCACCCTTTAGCGGTCCTTACGGCTTTGCCCGGCACCCGTGGTGCCGCGAGATTCACGACAGCAAGGCGGCCTGGACGGTCGCCATGAAGGCGGCCCAGTTGGGCGTGACGGAGACGGGGATCAACCGGGCCTTCTTCACGCTCGACCGGTCGAAGCGGGATGTGCTTTACGTCCTGCCGACAGCGCTGAATGCGAGCGATTTTTCCAAGGCCCGCTTTGCTACCGCGTTGAAGCTCAGCCCTTACCTGAAGAACCTGTTCGTCGATACGAACACCGTGGGGCTGAAATCGACCGGCACGAACGTCCTGTACATTCGTGGAAGCCGCGGCGACAGCAACCTGAAGTCCATCCCGGTGTCCGAGTTGGTCCTGGACGAACTGGACGAGATGGACACCCATGCCGTCTGGCTGGCTTTGGAGCGGCTGTCCGGTCAGGTCGAGAAGCACATTCTGGCGATCTCGACGCCGACCGTACCGAAATATGGCATCCACAAGCTGTACCTGACCAGCACCCAGGAACACTTCTTCTTTCCATGTCCGCATTGCAGTCGGTGGACCGAGCTGGTGTGGCCGGACTGCGTGGAGATCATCGGCGAGTCGGTCAACGACCCGCGCTGCAAGGAGTCGTTCCTCAAGTGCAAGGAATGCAAACACCCGCTCGATCACGAAGCAAAGCAGGAGTTCTTGGCGCAGGGCGGATGGCAGGCAACGGAACCGAACGTCTCGCCGGAGGAGTCGCGGGGCTTCTACATCAACCAGCTTTACTCGTCCACGGTGACGCCGAGCGAATTGGTGATCGCCTATCATCGCGGGATGGGCGACGAAGCGGCCAACACGGAGTTTCATTGCAGCAAGCTGGGCGTGCCGTTCATCGGCGAGGGTGCCCAGGTCACGGATGCGATGATCGAAGCCTGCATCAAGGGCCATTCGATCAACGATTCCCGGCCACAGATTGGCGGCGACCGTCTGGTGACGATGGGGGTGGATCAGGGCAAGATCGGCTACATCTCGGTCGTGGACTGGATGTTCGACCAGCATCCCGGCAACGACATCAGCGCAGCGGCCATCGGCAAGCTGCTTTGGTTCGGCAAGTTCTCCGGCGAGACGGATTGGGATTACCTGGGCGAATTGATGCGGGAATGGCAGGTCTTGGCCTGCGTGGTGGACGCCGATCCGTTCACCAACGACGCCCGCCGCTTCGCCAAGAGGTTTCACGGCTACGTGTGGCTGACGCGATACCGGCGCGGGCAGACGGCCAAGGAAGTCGCCATCAGCGAGGAGGACACTGGAGCACCCTTCGCAACAGTGGACCGCAGCAATTGGCTCAGTTGCACCCTTGGGCGATTCAAGACGACGCCACCTCGCATCCTGCTGCCCCGCGACATTTCCTTCGAGTACCGCGAACACGTCAAGAACCTGGTCCGCACATATAAGAAGGACGACAGGGGCAACCTGGCGGCGGAGTACGTGAGCACGGGGGCCGACCACTTTGCACACTCGTTGTGCTACGCGGACATTGGCCTGACGCTGGCCCCGATTACGGCCGGCGGAGCGGACGTTGGGAAGGTCACTTAGCGAGAGATCAGTCATGGCTGAGAGTCAAACCATTAGTCTGGCTGACAGCCGACATCCCGGCTATCTCTCCGGCATGACGGATTGGACCAAATGGCGGCTGACCTACGAAGGCGGCGACAATTTCCGAGACTCCTACTTGGAGCGGTTCTCGACCCGCGAAGATCAGGCGGACTTTGCGACCCGCAAGGCCATCACGCCCGTGCCGGCCTTTGCCAAGGCGGCCATCAACGACATTCGCAACGCCATTTATCAGCGCCTTCGAGACGTGGTGCGCAAGGGCGGCAGCGAGGTCTACCAGGCGGCCGTCAACGGCAACAGTCTCGGTGTGGACCATCGTGGCTCGACCATGAACGCCTTTCTGGGCGTGAAGGTCTTGACCGAACTGCTGGTCATGGGGCGGGTGGGCGTGTTCGTCGATCATCCGTTCGTGCCGCTTGACGCCACCTTGGCCGCCGTCCGCCGCCCGGCACCATATCTCTATAAATACGACATCGAGGACATCCTGTCGTGGACCTGCTCGAAGCCTGATGCCCCGTCCGAGTTCCAGGCGATTCTGCTTCGTGACACGACGATGCAGTACGACCAGTCCACGCTGCTGCCGACGCTTTCGGTCGAGCGGTATCGCTACCTGCGGATCGACCCGAGCACAGGCAAGGTCCACTTGCAGTTCTACAACCTCAAGAAGGAGCCGGTCGATCAGTTTGGCTTGCCCGGCGGCGAAATCCAGTTGGAATTGGATCGCATCCCCTTTGTCATGCTCGACATCGGTGGCAGCTTGATTAAGGACGTGTGCCAACAGCAGATCGCGCTGTTGAATCTTGGCTCCAGTGACGTGAACTACGCCTTGCGGTCGAACTTTCCTTTCTACATCGAACAGAAGGACTTGCGGGCGGTTGGTGCCCACCTGAAGCACGCCGCCACGGAAGACGGCACGGCCACCAGCGGTGGACAGGGTGCGGCGGATGCGAGCATCAAGGTCGGCGCGACCCACGGCCGCACCTACGACAAGGGGATGAACGCGCCGGCCTTCATCAATCCCTCGGCCGAACCGTTACGGGCGAGCCTGGAGTTGCAGGACCGGCTCAAGCGGGACATTCGCGAGTTAGTGAACCTGGCCGTGTCAAGTCTCGCGGTACGGGTCTCGGCCGAGTCGAAGGCGATGGACAACCAGGGTCTCGAAGCCGGCCTGTCGTACATCGGGCTGCTCTTGGAAAGTGCCGAGCGGCAAATCGCGGAGTTCTGGGCCGCCTATGAAGAGCGGAACATCTCCAAACGTGAAGTGGCAACGATCAAGTACCCGGAGCGGTACAGCCTGAAGTCGGACGCCGACCGCATCAAGGAAGCGCAGGAGTTGCAGAAGCTCATGGGCGCGGTCCCCGGCCGCCGGGTGAAGCGGGAGTTGGCGAAGGGCATCGTCCAGACGCTTCTGGGCGGGAAGATCAGTATGGACGATCTGGTCGCAATCAATCGCGAGATTGACACCGCCAATTACACCACGAGCGATCCGCAGACGATCATCCTGGCGGCGCAAGCAGGGCTGGTGGGTGAGAAGACAAGTTCTGTGGCCTTGGGTTTTGACGACGACGAGTATTTGGAGGCTCGCAACGACCATGCGGAGCGCGTCAAACGCATCGCCGAGGCCCAGGGAATGGAGAAGGGCGGCAGCGACCCAGCGGCGCGGGGCATCCCCGATCTATCAGCCGATGCTAACGCCGGCAAAGAGGAAAAGGCCACCAGCCGCGACAACGATCTGAGAGACACCACGGCTTCGCGCGTGCGCGGCAAGGGCCGCTTTGCGGGAGAGTAACTCATGCTGGTTGACATTGATCGGCAGTCGCAGGTTGAGTTTCGCACGGGCAGCGGCATCGTGGGCACAACCGTTGTGCGCCTGGGCTCGGCCAGTGCGCGGCAGACAGTGACGCTCACCGGCGCGACCGCCGGCACATTCAAGCTGGTCTTCGGAGACGTTCACACAGACGCGATTGCTTTCGACGCCGCTGCTGTCGTCGTACAAGCCCTCTTAGAAGCGGTCGTCGGCGCGGGGAACGTCGCGGTTTCCGGCGATGCAGGCGGGCCGTGGACTGTGGACTTCACGGGTGCGTTGCGGTGGCAGCTTATCGCGGCCATGACGGCAATCGACGTGGACCTTGAAGGAGAGGGCCATGCCTTCGCCGTGACGGTCAACCAGCGTGGGCACGCGGTCGGCTGGACGGTCAAGAACTACGTTATGCTCCGCGCCAATGGGGCAAATACCAGTGTCATTATGATCGGCAACACGGCCGCCAACGCGGGGGACGGTTTCATTCTCTCCGCCGGTCAACAGAGCCCGCCGATCTATGTGGACGACCTGAACAAGCTCTACATCGTCGGCGGGGCGGCAGATCAAGGCTATTCGTGGATTGCCTGCTGAGGGAGGCGCTGGCATGGCTATCGACGCCACCTTCTACGGCACTCTGGACGAGGCCGACGAATACTTCGCCAACCGGCTGCACGAGACGGCGTGGACCAACGCCTCGGCGAATGATCGACGCAAGGCGCTCGTGGCCGCGAGGGGTATGATCGACGCCTTGAACTACAAAGGCAACAAGGCGAGCGTTTATACGCTCTTGCAGGCGAACCCATCCGCCTCGCAAGACGAAATCATGGCGGCCGAGGCCGGCCAACCCCTGGAATTCCCCAGAGGCGCGGACGCGGAAGTGCCCGAGGCCGTTCGCGTGGCCTCTTACGAGATTGCCTATGCCCTCTTGGACGGCAAGGACCCTGAATTGGAGTTGGAGAACCTAGCCGTCAGTGCGATGGGGTACGGGGCGGTGAAGACCAGCTACGAGCGGTCGCAACTGCCCATCGAACACATCATCAACCTGGTGCCGAGTTCTGTCGCGTGGCGATTGCTCAAGCCTTTCTTGCGCGACTCGGATGCCTTGAAGCTATTGCGACTGAGCTAGGCGCGTGCCCTGGCTCCCTTTCACCGGCCCATTGCCGGGGCAGACCCGCTGAACACCGAATAGGCGGACGCTCTGTGATCTTCTTTCGGGTGTAAGGAACTGCCATGTCCATCTCTCTGTATCTGTCCCGTCCGTGGTCCGCGTGTTTCGAGGGTGAGGACGATGAAGCAAAGGCCGCCGCTGAGAAGGCCACAGCCGAGGCTGCCGCCGCTGCCGCTGCCGCCGGCAAGACGTTCACTCAGGACGACGTGAATCGCATCGTGGCGGCCGACCGCCGCAAGCTGGAAGAGGCGCTCAAGAAAACAGAGAAGCAGTACCAGGACTTGCTGGCCAGCCAGAGCCTCACCGAGCAGGAACGGAAGGCCCTGCAAGCAAACCTGGAGATGGTGCAAGGCCAACTGCGGTCGAAGGAAGAGCAGCTTCTCCTGGAAAAGAAACAGGTCGAAGAGGTCTACGCCGGCAAGTTGCAGGAGATGGAAAAGAAGGCGACTCACTTCGAGACGATGTACCGTGATTCCACCATCGACCGGGCGCTCCAAGACGCCGCCGTCAAGCATGAGGCGTGGAGTCCCTCGCAGGTCGTTGCCCTGCTTCGCAGCCAGACAAAGATGCTGGAGGAGACGGACCCCAAGACCGGCAAGCTGACCGGCAAGTACAAGCCGGTGGTCGAAATGCAGGCCCTCAACACGACGACGGGCGAGATCGAGACCAAGGCGTACACACCC